TGTGGCCAACAACCCCAAGTTCGCCAAGAAGGTGGGCGTGGCCCCCAAGGTCGGCAAGGAGTTCGAGATGAAGGACAAGAAGATGGGCATGAAGAAGATGGCCTCTGGCGGTGCATGTAAGGCCGCTGGCGGTAACGTGTCGAAGCGCGCCGATGGTATCGCCAAGAAGGGCAAGACCGACACCAAGATGCCGAAGATGGCTATGGGTGGAAAGATGAAGGGCTGCTGACATGCGACCGAGTCGGGGTATGGGTGCCATAGCGGCATCCAAGATGCCAAAGGCGAAGACTATTCGTCGGAAGGATAACCCCGGCGAGGTCACCATGTACGCCAAGGGCGGTAAGGTTAAGGCGAAACGCATGGCTGAAGGTGGTAGCGCCAAGGACGCGTGCTACTCCAAGGTCAAGGCGCGCTACAAAGTCTTCCCTTCCGCCTACGCCTCGGGTGCTATCTCCAAGTGCCGTAAGGTCGGTGCCAAGAACTGGGGTAACAAAGGTGGCGGTTCGTAAAACCGAGAAAGGCGCTGCGCTCAAGCGCTGGTTCCAAGAGGATTGGAAGGACGTCCGTACGGGTAAAGCCTGCGGGCGTCAGCCGGGTGAGAAGCGCGGCACACCTTACTGTAGACCCAGCAAGCGTATTTCTGATAAGACCCCCAAGACGTCGTCGGAGATGACTCCCACGGAGAAGAAGACGCGTATCGCTCAGAAGAAACGGTTGGGGCAACCTCCGGGTGCGCCTAAGCGTGTACAGGCAGCGCGGAGACAGAAATGACCACCAGCGGTACCGCAACGTTCGACCTTAACCTGAACGAGCTGTTCGAAGAAGCCTTCGAGCGGTGCGGTGCTGAGATGCGCACGGGCTACGACTTCCGCACGGCGCGGCGCAGCTTAAACCTGCTGACCATCGAGTGGGCCAACCGGGGGATAAACCTGTGGACTCTTGAGCAGGGGTCGATCCCCATGGTGCAGGGACAAATCACCTACGACCTGCCTGTGGATACAATTGATCTTCTGGAGCAAGTTATCCGCACCAACGCGGGTTCGGGTCCGAACCAGATCGACATCAACATCACCCGCATCAGCGCCGATACCTACATCACGATCCCGAACAAGAACGCGCAGGGGCGTCCTATTCAGGTGTGGATCAACCGCCGGTCAGGTGCGACTACGCCAACAGGCGTACAGAACCCGCAGATCAACGTGTGGCCCGCTCCGGACCAGAACAACTACTACACCTTCTTCTACTACCGTTTGCGCCGTATTCAAGACGCCGGCACCAACGGCCTCGTGACGCAGGACATCCCCTTCCGCTTCCTGCCGTGCCTCGTGGCGGGCTTGGCGTACCATCTCTCGTTGAAAATCCCCGGCGCGCTGGAGCGGGCTATCCCGCTTAAAGCCATGTACGACGAAGCTTGGCAGCAGGCTGCTGACGAAGACCGAGAGAAGGCCGCCCTGCGGATCGCCCCCCGTCAATATTTCCGATAAGTTATGTCCTACGGCCCATCGTTCTTGGCATGGGCTGCGGGGTTTTTCGACGGCGAAGGCTCTGTTTTTGTTGAGATATCCAAGAACAAAAACACCCGGCGTAGAGTACGTAACTTGCTAACCGCGTCCGTTACTCAGACGTCTACACCGTGCCTGAATCTATTCAAAGAGCATTTTGGCGGTAATATAACACCGATAACCAAGAACCGTCGACACCACATGAACAACTCTGTCTGCTACGTGTGGCGCGTACGCAGTAAAGATGCGATAGCGTTCCTTGAAGCCATAGCCCCTTATGTGGTAGTGAAGAAGGAGCAAGTAGAGTTAGCGCTTCAGTACCCACTTACGCCAGCAGACGGCAGGAAATATGCGGGTCCCTACAACCCCCTACCTGATGAGGTTCATAACCGGCGTATGGAGATTGGGCAAAAACTCAGAGACATCCGAGCGTCGATGAAGACGGCTTCGGCAGTGAGGGAGGATGTAAGTGCCTAATCGCTTTGCCTCCGGCAAAAAAGCTATCGCGGAGTGCGACCGTTGCGGTCAGCGCTACAAGCTGAAAGAGCTCAAGCAGCTCGTCATCAAGACGAAGAACGTCAACATCCTTGTCTGCTATACGTGCTGGGAACCTGACCAACCTCAGTTGCAGCTGGGTATGTATCCCGTGGATGACCCGCAGGCGCTGCGTAATCCTCGCCCGGACGTCAGCTATTTGCAGAGCGGCTTGAACGACAACGGCTTTCCAAGCGAAGGTAGCCGCGTGATCCAGTGGGGCTGGAACCCTGTTGGTCTCGACAATCCACTGGGTTTATCTGGGCTTCCAAATACGCTATTAGGACAAGGTCAGGTAGGCACTGTGACGGTAACGACGGAGAACTAAGATGGCCAAGGGTGGTAAGACAAACGCGCAGATGCTGGCGATGGGTCGTAACCTCGCCAAGCTCGCCAACCAGAAGAGCGGTAAGAAGCCGGTCAAGGACATGGGTAAGGTGAACAAAAATGGCTAACGGCACTCCGAAGCAGGTCCCTGTTGGTAAGAACAACAGCGGCTATCCGAACAACATCGCCAACACTCAGACCCAGAAGACGCGCGGCACCGGTGCGGCGACCAAGGGCACTGGGCACAGTACAAAGATGGGTTGATGAACTACGCTCAGCTCTTTGAGACCATCAAGGGGTACGTCGAAAACGACTTCCCCAACACCTCGTGGACGGATTCTGCCGGCACGGGGACGGTGACGTTTACCTCAACGGAGCAGATCAATACCTTCATCGTCAACGCCGAGGAGCGTATCTTCAACGCGGTCCAGCTGCTGGACCTGCGCAAGAACGTGACGGGTAACTGCACGGCAGGTAACAAGTATCTCTCGGTGCCGTCTGATTGGCTGGCTAACTTCTCATTGGCTGTGATCGACGCCAGTGGGAACTACGAGTACCTGTTGAACAAGGACGTCAGCTATATCCGTCAGTCGTTTCCGAACCCGAACACGCAGGGTATCCCGTCTCACTACGCTTACTTTGACGAGAACTCGTACATCCTTGGTCCGACGCCGGATGCTTCTTACTCCGTCGAGCTGCATTATTTCTACTACCCACCGTCGATTACGACTGCAAGCACCTCGTGGCTTGGGGACAACTTCGAAAGCGTGCTACTCTATGGCTCTCTTCTCGAAGCTTATACCTTTATGAAGGGCGAGCAGGACGTGATTGCTAGCTACCAAAAGCGCTACGACGAAGCGCTTGCCCTGCTGAAGCAGCTGGCCGAAGGCAAGAACCGTGAAGATATGTATCGTAGCGGCCAAGTCCGCTACCCAGTGAGGTAACCTATGATTAGCACACTCGCAGGCGGAGATATCGGCAGCGTCATGGTGATGGCGACGGAGGGGCGTGGTTTCACACCCGAAGAGATTGCCGAACGCGCGCTGGACAAGATTATCTATGTAGGAAGCCAGACACATCCGGCTATCCGCGAGCAGGCCGAAGCCTTCAAGGGCAACATCCGTCAAGTGCTTGTACATTATATGCACGAAGCGGTGCGGTCTCATAACGTGACTCTGGTTAGCAAGTTCAAACAGGCGGGGCATCCAGAGTTGATCCCGATCCTCGACGCATAAGGATACCTTAAGATGGCAATCACCCAAGCAATGTGCACCAGCTTCAAGGCCGAGCTTATGCTCGCCGTGCACGACTTCCGCGCCACCGGTGGCGATACCTTCAAGCTCGCCTTGTACACCTCGGCGGCTACCATCGACGCGAACACCACGGCGTACAGCTCGTCAAACGAAGTGACTGGTACCAACTATACCGCTGGCGGTGGTACGCTGACGCGTTTGGGTGTCGTGACCTCGAACAACACGGCTTCGACCGGGGTTGGCTTCACCGACTTCTCGGACCTGACTTTTTCCAACGCGACCATCACGGCTCGCGGTGCGCTCATCTACAACAACACCCCCTCGGCTAACTCGAACGCGAACACCACGCTGACGAACGCGGCGGTGGCGGCGCTGGACTTTGGCTCGGACAAGACCTCCACGGACGGTGACTTCACTATCATCTTCCCGGCGGCAACCAACACGACCGCCATCATCCGGATCGCCTGATGATTGAAGAACTTGTCAGTAGGGTGTTTTACGCTCGTAATGTCGCTCACGTCGAACACTGGGTAGCCAGCGGCGTGGGCGGCTACGCGCGCCACAAGACCCTAGGCAAGTTCTACGAAGAGGTCATTGAGGCTCTGGATAGCTTGGTAGAGGCATACCAAGGTGCGTTCGAGCTTATCGGCCCGGTGCGCGCTCCGAAGACCAAGGCGACGGACATCCAGCTCATCCTCATTGAGGACGCAGAGTGGATCGAGAAGAACCACGAGAAAATCTGCAAGGGCAACCGTGCCGTGGCCAACCTCATCGACGGTGTGACTGAGGTGTACCTCACCACGACCTACAAACTGAGGAACCTGATGTGAGCTTCTGGGATCGCTTCGAGAGCAGCCGCGACGGCATCGAGGACACGGTCGAGTTCACGATCCGCATGGCCGTTGTCACGCTGGCCTGCGTCGTGCTGGTCGTTGTGGCCGCGCTGGTCATCGGACTGTTCATGCCGAACCACATCGTGGACAGCGACAAGGTCTTCGAGATCGTCGGGCCCGCGTTCAACATGGTCATCGGCGCGTTCGTCGGCCTGCTGGGCGGCCTGAGCCTCAACGCCAACGCGCGTGATAAGAAGCCAGAAGAGCCTGCGCCTGAACCGGCTCCCGTGGTTGACGATGATGGCATGGCTCCGTGGGAGAAGTACCGTAACGACCTGCGTTATGACGCCAACGGTGACGGCGTGGTTGATGAGAGCGATTTCCCTGACTGGCGCAATCCGGGGGCGTAAGTGACTGGTAATCTCTCCACCGTCGAGCTGATCGGTCAGCTCTGGCCGGTCGTTCTGGCGTTCATCTCCCTGACGATCATCCTCGCCAAGATGGATGTGCGCCTCGGTGTGGCGGAGGAGAAGATCAAGACGCTCTTTGAACTCTGGAACAAGAGGAAGGACGGATGAGCCTCGTAAACCTCCAGAAGAAGATTGGCGTCACCGCTGACGGTGCGTTTGGCCCCGGTACGCTTAAGGCTGCCGCTACCTACTACAAGCTGTCGCCTAACCGCGCTGCGCACTTCTTTGCCCAGACGGCGCACGAGAGCGGCAACTTCACGGCGTTCAGCGAAAACCTGAACTATGGTGCGAAGGGTTTGCGCGGCATATTTGGTAAGTATTTCCCGACCGACGCCATGGCTAAGATGTATGAGCGCCAGCCACAGAAGATTGCCAACCGTGTCTATGCCAGCCGCATGGGCAACGGCGTCGAGGCGTCCGGTGATGGTTGGAAGTACCGTGGTCGCGGCGCGTTGCAGCTGACGGGTAAGGCGAACTACCAAGCGTTCTCCGACTACATCAACCGCCCGGACGTGATGACAAACCCCGACCTCGTGGCAACCGAGCTCTGCTTCGAGTCGGCGCTGTGGTTCTTCGACAAGAACAAGCTCTGGGGTATCTGTGACCAAGGCATTAACGACGCCGCCATCCTCGCGCTGACCAAGCGGATTAACGGTGGCACCCACGGTCTGGATGACCGCATGGCGAAGACAAAGAAGTTTGCCGGGTGGCTGGCATGATCCCTAACCCTATTATGCTATACGCAGCGGCAGGCGCTCTCATTGTTGGTGCAGCCGCAGGGTATAAGGTCCGCGACTGGCAGTGTGACGCAGCGTACGCAAAGGCTATGGAAAAAGCTGAGAAGCAGCGCGTCAAAAAGCAAGAGGTGGTAGATGTTATTTCGCAAACGTATGAGGACCAACGCGATAAAGCCGATGGGGTGGCGACCGAGAGAACCTATACCATTCGCGAAATATACAAAACGGCTCCTGCCGTTCCTGTTGATTGTGCCGCTCCTGATGCTGTGCGTAAGCTGCTCGAAAGCGGTATCCGTGACGCCAATGCCGCGTCCGCCGGCGAACCTAGCGTCGAAATGCCCAGCGCTTCAGAACCCGCCGCTGGTACTGCTCGACCCTGAACGGGCGCTCTGGGAAGCGGACATGATTGCAAAATACGCGGATTGCAGTATAAAACACCGGCTGACGGTTAAAGCATGGGAAGACGCAGTAGCTGTAAAATAAGGACGGCCCATGGCCACATTCTACCTCGACTTCGACGGAGGCAATGACGCGAACAACGGCACGACTTTTGCCTTGCGGTGGAAGACGATCACCAACGGCGCTACGGCTGGACGCCTTGCGGTCGGTGATACCGTCAGGATTATGGCCTCGCCTGATCCCACCAGCATCGGCAGCGCAACATGGACGGGCGGCGGGCGTCCTGCTTCCGTAAACATTGCGTCATCTACTAACGCTACGCCTATCGTAATCACCACTACAGTGTCGCACAATCTAGTGACGGGCGATTATGTCGTTGTTACGGGCCACACTACCAATACCAACGCCAACGGCGTTTGGCTCGTTGGCGCGACGCCCGCATCAAACAGGTTTACAATCC